TCAGCAGCACCTGAACCTTCACTCAGTTCAGATGATGACGATGATGTGATGAGTTATTTTCAGAAAATAGCGGATCAAGACTAAGAAAAAGGGGCTTCGGCCCCTTTCTTATTAAAATGATGAGGCACTAGACTCCATTATCCAATTACCTCTATAATATGCATTTACAGATGTGTCGACATTTCTTACAGGTGCTTTAACAACATTATTAGATGTTGAATTATTTACAGTAGTTGTAGGAGCATTAATATTAGTATTACCGCCCATCATTTCTCTCATAGCTTGTCTTTCAGCATCTCTAATAGCGCCATTTGCTGCTGTTAATTTTTCACCGTCTTTAAGAACTAATCTTTGTTCTCCATTAGGTCCAGTTACTATTTCTTGTCCACTTAAGTCAGCACTACTTAATGCCATTCTTTCTTGGTCTGTTAATTTATATGTGCGGCCGTTTTTAGTATAAGATGTTACAGGACTCATTTTACCAGATGTAATATTAGTTACTTTAGCTTTTGCTGCTACAACTTGCTCATTAACTTGTTCACTATCAATATTGCCGAATCCACCTAAACCTCTAGCAAGTTTTTCCATTCCTACACCGGCTTTTTCTAAATCAGGACCAAGAGCTGCTAATTCTTGTAATTGCTCAACTGTTGATTTTCCACCAGTAAGTTTATTTAATAAACCTCCTACTAATTCTTTAAGACCATTTACAGCTGAACCCGCAGCAAATACTGTTAAACCTGTACCTATAGAAGCAAGACCTAGACCGACCTGCATCATATTTCCACCATCTAATGCGGCAAGTCTTTCAATAGACTCAGTTATTTTATCTATAAAGTTAATGACTGAGTCAGATATTGTTTTAATAAGGTCAGTTATTACCCCACCTATACTCACTATCATTTCAGGAATCTGTTTAATAAATTCTATAAACACACTGCCTAGTGTTTTAACAACATCTTGTAATACAGGAGCAAGTTTTTCCATGAACGGTGCCATATAACCAAGAGCTTTACCAATACCCATAAATGCTAAGGTTAATGCGCCTAAACCTAATAATACTGGAGGAGCTGCTAGAGCAGCTAGAGCTGGAACTAAAGCTAGTATACCTTTAGATAATCCTGATAATACACCTTTTGTTAATCCACCAATACCTTTACCTAATCCAGTTAATCCTTTACCAATTCCACCAAACATACCACCACCGCTGTCGCCTGATGATTTGGATGATGCTTTGCCAGAAAAGGCATCGGCCATAGTTTTAGTATTATCAGCAATTTCAGTAAGCTTATCAACTTGGCCTTCTTGTAATTTAAGTTGTTCTCTTTCTTCTTCAGTAACTACATTAGAGTCTGCTTTTTCTTTTTCTTTTTCTTCTTCACCGGCAGCTTTTGCTTTTTCTTTAGAGCCAAAAGCCGTTGTCTTTGTTAATTCTGCAAGTTCATTTAATTTTTTACCACGGTCATCTTTTTCTAAAGCTTTCTTTCTGGCAATTGTTGGATCAATACCATTATCAATCATGAACTGCTCATCTTTACTGACAGCATCTTCTAATTTGGCTTGTTCTCTTCTTTGTTTTTGTTCTTTAGCAGCTTCACCACTTAGTTGGAAGCCTTGTTTTAATTTATTAAGAATACCTTTTACTTCAGGCACTTCACCTGCCATTACCCGCGCTTTAATTCTATCATTACGAGCTTTACGGGCTTCAAAGGCTTGATCTATTATACCACCACTACCCTTTTTAACAATGCCTGTTTTATCTAAGAATCCACGAGGAGTTAAAAAGTTAGCAACACCACTAACTGCACCACCTACACCACGCTTAACAGCACCACCAATATTTCCAGCTATTGTATTATGAACTTTTCTATCTCTTTGTTCATCTAATATAGCTTTGTTTTGTTCTGTTAGTGGTTTCCTATAATCTCCTGCTGCAATCTTTTTCAATTGCGCGAGCATTTCTTTTTCTGAAAAACCAGTTTTACTCAATTTAGACGCAATCTCGCTGTTCATTTTTGTCTGTGCTTCAACAGCTTTTGTTTGCTTCTCAGATTGTAGGCTTAATTTTTGTAATATTTCTTTCATTACTTGCTTTCTTGTTTACGTTTTTCCTCTTCAAGATACTGCATAAGTAAAGCGATATAAATTTCCCTCTCAAAAGGTATCATATTTTCAATTTCTGCTAAAGAATAATTATGATACTGCATTAATGCAAAATTTGTTTTATAATGATTATTCAAATTCTCATGAGAGAGATTCATTAAAAAAAACTTTGAAGTCCTTCCAAAACTTTTTTATGTTCTTTTTGACATACAGGACATTTATATTCTATGTCATATTTTAATCTAGGCATTGTTTCAAAAAACTGTCTAATTTTCATAAACTGATCACTAGATAAATTATTTAAAAACTCTACCATTTCTTCATGTGATTGTTCTTTAGAATGAAATACTTCTTCAGTATTATAGATTGAATCTATACAATCAATCATAATATTAAATACTTCATCTAAATTACTATCATCTACATTATCAATTTTTTCAATAACGTCGATAGTAGGATATTTCATTATAACACCTACATCGTCGAATAACTTAATATTATTTGAATGCTCTTTTAACCCATCAACATGTAATTTAGTTAAATCTATATTAATAGTAGCTACAGCTTTAGGGTCTTCACATGTATCACATTTAAGAGTTAAATCAATTATTTCACCAACAGATTTTGCTCTTAATTGTGTAAAAATATATTCAATATCAAATGTTGCTAATGTTTCAGTATCAATATCTTCTTTAACACATGATTTAATAACATCTTTTAATGATGTTAACATGACCATTGGATTTTCAGATTGTTGAGCTAATAATAATGCTTTCTCATCTTTAACCAAAAATGGTCTAAAATTAATTTGTTTTCCGGTCGATGGAACTTCCATCTGGTAAACCGGAGTATTATTCATAGGCAAAGCCATGATCTATTCTCCTTTATTATCTAAATCACTAAGTAGTTTATTCAACTCACTTGTACTGCCTACAAAGATAGCATTATTATTAGTCACACCTTCTTTCTTTTCAGAACCTTTAGGGTTATCTAACTTTTGTTTCTTATCATGTAGGCTAAGCAACTGTTCATTCACATCAGCTAGTTGCTTAATTAAGTTACCAACAACCTCAAACGCTCTAGGGTGTTCAGATTGTTTAGCAATCTCTAATGCATTCATTAATGCATCTTGTCCTTGAACTAATAAGCCGTGAAGGTTATCACGAGACCTATCATAATCAAAGTCAATATTCTCTTCCATCTTTTTAGACTTAGGCGGTAATACCGTTCCGTCATTTTTTATAACCTCTGTCTTATCCATTGGTTCTACATCGAACACTTTAGACAGATTTTCATCAGTACTCATAATATACCTTTATTAAAATTTGTATGCTGCTCCTGCTAAATCTAAACCACCTAATTGAGGAGTAGTCATATTATTAGCTTGAGATTGGAACCCATTAAAATCGCCAAAATATCCGTCAGGAATAATTTGACCATCTCCAAAAAATGCATCAAATATTTTTTCAAAGAAACCTCTGTTATCTGGATGTGATATTGATGTAGTTGATGGAGCAGATGTCCAATACTTATATTGCATAGTAACATTTAATTTCATTACATCTCTATTTGAAGCATCCATTTGTATTTGACCGATATCTTTTACATATGCTTCATGCAATGTTACAATGTATCTTTCATTTCTATATACATCTAATATAGCAATATCAATTGGAACTGTATAATCAACGTAATATCCTGTATTTCTTGTGGTTGGATCTACAATTAAACCTTGCCATTTATCAAACATATGTTTAACAACCATTGCATTATCAACATAGAATGTAAAATTAGCAGGTGAAAAAAGTTTTTCATATGGCATTTCTCTTATTTCACCATATGTTAGCGCAGGACTAGTAGAAACTGTAACACCAGGAATAGATGCTGAATCACAAAACAATAACGTTTTTTCAACAGAAGCATTGCCAAATAATGGTCTTAATGCTAATGGTGGTTGCATTGTAACAATATATCTATTGTTACGCATTATTCCTTCGGATTTAACTTGAGCTATAAAATCATTTACAGTTGCCATATTAACCTCTTAATGAGTCTTGCCAGACTTTTTGTTTGTTTGACCCAACAAACTGTTCAACTGGAAGTAGCATTGCTGTTGCCCAGTCATTTGCAGGGATAACTTTTAATTGTGTTTTAACATGATTTGCAAGATACTTCTTAACACAAGGCTGTGCTAAACGATATCGTGAAACGCCGTCAATCAGACTCCAAGAATATTTTAATCTTGTTGTTTCATCCATCTTTTTATTACTTGCAAAATCCATTAATCTTTGTAATAACATTATACGCATCTGATATGGTAAATAATGCATATTTAATCCTGTAAAACCTGTAGAATCCTTTGAAAAAGGAAAAACTAAAGGAAACATATCATAATACGGTAACGTTTCTTTATGTTTAGGATCATATAAGAACATATATAACTTACCAGGCATAGGCCGTGATGTAAAATCACCACCTCTCATTGCTTTTTGTGGTGTAACTTGTTGTTGACCTAATAGTCTAGCCTGTTGTTGAAACCAATTCTTTGATTTTTTAGCTGCTTGACCTAAATCATATTGGTTTTTATCAAAAATGTCTTTTAAAGATGCCATAATATTATTTATATGCTTATATACCGAGTTCTCGTTCTGTTATTATTTTAAATTCATACCCACGATCTTTACACCATTCCTCTGCAGCCTTCCATTTTGACTGATTTTTAACAAATGTTAAAGATTCTGTAATGAATCGTTTAGTTTTACGGCCAGGATACTCAGGAGGTTTAGTTTGAGCATGTGGTTTAATTTCTACAATATAAGTCTTAATAGAACCATCAGTTTGTTTCACTTTTATCCTAAAATCTACAAAATAACGATGTATTCTATTATCTGTGTGACACCGATAAGGTATAATTGTTTCTTCTGATGACCATTTAACAATTGCAGGGTTACGATCACACCATAAGGCGAAACGAGTTTCCCAACTTGATCTCATAATAATACTAGTTGGATCGCCCTCATACTTTTCTGGGTAGATTGGTTTGTAACGTCTTTTATGATACATATCTCATATATTTATTATAAATAATATAAAGACTTTTTAGGAAATAGAATGGCGCAAGATAATGTTAATCCAGCTCTAAGATCTACACCTTCATCAACTGCTGGACAAGGTAATTTATCTGATACAGCATCAGACTCTTTATATAAATCTAGAGGAGGAGCCGAATCGCTTGACGTTTACGCAAAAGGCGGAAATGGAAAATATAAGGTAACCCAACATATGTATCCAGATGATCTTATGGGTCCAAATGGTGAATATGGTTCTAATTACGCAATGTTTTATATTAATATTGCTGAAGATTCTAAATTAGGTCGTGATCCTAATAATGAATACGTAGAAGATATAGCCCCAAGAGATAGAGGTGAATTAATTGCAAAAGTAGAACGTGATGGATATGGTGAAGCCTATGCCGCGTCAGGAGTTGCAATAACTGGTGGAGCTGCAGCTGCAATTACTGGAGGAGGTAGTGTAACTAAAAAAGTTATTGCTGGAGCAGTTATAGCAGGTGGCGCAGCAGCTGTTGCAAGCCAAACTAGTAATTTTAAAGCCCAAACAAAACGATTAAAAACTGCCATAGCATTACATATGCCAAATAATATGAATATACGGTATGGAGTTAATTATGATGAAAAAGATATGTTTAAAGAAACACTTCTTGGTACTGCATTAGGTGGTTCTATATCTCTTGGAAAAACTATTGCAGCTGATCCAGGAAATATTATGGATGCTGCAAAAGGATCTTTTGATAGAGCAAAAAGTGGTCTTGCTGCAGCAGCATTATCAGTCCCTGGAGCAGAGGCTGCACAAAAGTTATCAGGTCTAGCGCCTAATCCAAAAAGAGAACAATTATTTAAGAGTGTAGACTTTAGAACATTTCAAATTGATTATCAGTTTTTTCCACGAAGTCCTCAAGAATCTGCAAATGTAAAAGAAATTATTAAAATGTTTAAACTGCATATGCATCCTGAATATAAAGATACAAATGCATTCTTATACATTTACCCTTCAGAATTTGATATATCATTCTATCATGGAACACAAGAAAATTTAAATGTTCATAGACATACTTCATGTGTATTAACAGAAATGAATGTTAACTACACACCACAGGGTAGGTTCAACGCATTTGATGATGGTACTCCAACTCAAATAAACATGGTACTTACATTTAGAGAACTTGTTCCACTTACAAAAGAGCGAATTAAGGATGGTCTATAATGTATTTTAAAAAATTTCCAAAATTTTTATATGATTTTAAAATCAATGGTGAAAACAAAGTTGCATTAGTTAAAGATATAACCCAGAATGTTAGAGTAAGAACTCAAATTCTTGAGAATATTACATTATATGATGAATATGATATAAGAGATGGAGAAACACCAGAAATTATTGCTGAAAAAATATACGGTTCTCCTGAATATCATTGGGTAGTTATGTTGTGTAATCAACGCTTTGATTATATTAATGACTTTCCATTATCTACATATAATTTAGAAGAGCATATTACACAAAAGTACGGTGCAGGTAATGAATATAATACGCACCATTGGATAGATACAAATGGAAACTGGGTTCATGAAGGTGCATCAGGTGCTACATCTGTATCTAATTATCAATATGAAGATGATGAGAATGAAAAGAAACGTAGAATCAAATTAATTTCACCAGAATTATTACAAACTATATTAAAAAACTTTAAAGAACTTATATAATGAATAACAATGAACAAATACGCTTTGCAGGCGATATTAGTATTGAAACAATCAAAATCATAACTGCTAATGGATTTGGCCAAGAAATTACAAATCAGGTTGTTGCATTAGAAGTATATGAAGATCTATATTCACCATTTATTTCTGGTATTATTGCGGTAAAAGAAACACTTGATTTTATAAACTTATTCCCATTTGTTGGTGAAGAATATATTGAAATTAATGTATATACTCCTTCTTTTACTGAAAGGAATATGACTATTAATGATCAATTTATTATTCATAAAGTCACAAATAGAGCACAAGCCGGTGATCGTAGTGTTGTTTATGAACTTCATTTTATGTCAAGAGAAGCATTGGTTGATTTGAATAAAAGACCAAGTATGGCATTTGAAGGAAAAATAAGTGATATAGCTCGTTCTATGTTAACTAATAAAGAACATGGTTTAGAGACTACAAAGAATGTTGTTATAGAAGAAACAATGAATGGTACCAAATATGTTTCTAATTTTTGGTCACCTATAAAAAATCTAAATTTCTTATCTCAAAAAGCATTAAACTTAAATAATACGCCATCATATTTATTCTTTGAAAATAGAAATGGATTTAACTTTCAAAGTTTAGAGAATATGTATAATAGTGATGTTCAACAAGAATTTATATATGATGGATATGATAGAGATACTACAATTGCCGGTGAAACCAAAAGAAATATTGAAGAAGATTACAAAAGAATTATTGATATAGAAATTCCTGTATATTATGATCTTATAGAAAAAACTAAAATGGGTATGTATTCATCTAAGAAAACGTCTCATGATATTGTGACAAAAAGATACTCTATAAAAATATTTGATATACTTGAACAGCATCCAGAAAAATCTCATTTAAATGAATTTCCTGCTATTTCGAATAAATCGATTCGAAGAGGAGATCAATTACATATGATGTCTGAACAACATTATGGTTCTTTTAATGGATATAAGTATATTAGTTCGGGTACTACACAAGAACGCAGATCTCTTCTTAAACAAGCTGAAACAACAAAAATTAATATTATAGTTCCAGGAAGAACTGATTATACAGTAGGTGCTAAAGTTAACTTATTAATTAATAAATTTAATCCTATTAGAATGAGTGAGTCTGATGTAACTGATAAAATGCTTTCCGGAAATTATATTATATCATCAATTAATCATGTAATTGATAGAGAAAGACATGAATGTACAATGGAATTAATTAAAGATACAATTCAACTTAATCCAGATAAAGGCGATGAATCATGAAGATATATACTGGTGTAGTTGAAAATAGACAAGATCCATTTAAGCTTGGAAGATGTCAAGTTCGAGTAGTAGGTCTACATAACCATGATAAATCAATATTAAAAACTGCTGATTTACCATGGGCTTATCCTATACAACCTATAACATCTGCAGCAATGTCTGGAATAGGACAATCTCCAATAGGTCTTGTTGAAGGAACCTGGGTTATTGTAATGTTCCGTGATACTGATGAACAACAGCCTATTATTATTGGTTCATTAGGTGGTATACCACAACAAGATGGTCCTATAGATCAAAGTAGCACAGAAATGATTCTTAAGGAAGATGGTTATCTTCCAGGTACAGATGAAGAAAGTCTTGTATCAAAATCTGGTGATATAATAAAAAATTCTAGCGGCTCTCCTGCAGAAGAATCAACAGGTTTAGCTACAGCATCATCATTTACTACTTCTTCACAAACTGCAAGAGACTTGACTGGATCTGAGTTTGTTACAAATTCACAGCTTCAAGCAGCAGAAGCAAAAGTTAAAAGCCAAGTTAAATCTGATGTAACTCAATCAATGTTTGATTCTCTTGTATCATTAGAATATAATAAAACAGGAGCACTAGATAGTTCATCTATTGTATCAGATCTTAACAATAATGATTACCTTGCTGCAGCAACTGGATTTGCAGAAGAAGCAAAAGTTAATGGTGAAATTGATCAAGGTGAATTAAGAAAACGTCTAGCAGAGAAAGATAAGTTTATTGCTGAGGGCATCCCGGGACCTACCGGTGACCTTGTTCCTGTCAAGGCAGCTATACCTACAGTCGATTCTAGTACAACTGCGTCAGGTCAATTAGATAATGGCCTTAAAATGGTTCTTGGTTTTAGAGATCCAAATGGCAAATATCCATTATATCGATTTGAACCAGATACAAATAAACTTGCAAGACACGAAGATATAAAGAAAACGATTGTTCGTAAGAAAGAACTAACAAGAACAAAAGGTGTTACAACTGCATTTAGTGTTTCATGGGATCAATCGCCGATTCCATATAATGCAACATATCCATATAACCATGTTTATCAATCAGAATCTGGACATGTACTTGAATTTGATGATACAAAACATTCAGAACGCGTTCATTTATATCATACAAAAGGTACATTCTTTGAGATTGATGCTAACGGTACAAAGGTAGAAAAAATTGTTGGAGATAACTATCAAATACTTGAAAGAAATGATCATCTATATGTTAAAGGTTCTGGCCACATTACTATTGATGGTAATTGGAATGTTAAAGTTAATAATAACGCTAACATTGAAGTTATGGGTAACGCTAAAACTCATGTGCATGGTAATATGGAAACTTCTGTATTAGGTTCATATAAAGTCAAAGCAGCAAGTATTAATTTAGAAGCACATAGCGGTAATGTTGATATGACAGCATCAGGTAATATTGCAGGTGATGCAACTCGTATTGACTTTAATAGTGGAGTTGCGGTATCTTCAGGATTATCTACACCATCTGCTTATGATCCAAATATGCCAACATTTAAAGAATTACAAGTCATTACTCGTGGTGTAGAAGCTGCTGCTCATTATGAAACACCAGAAGAAGGTGATCCATCTGCATATATTGCTAAACGAATTAGTGAAGGTACACTTGATCCTGATGATGAAGATTATGGTACAACACAAAAAACATGTACAGTTTCTCCAAATAGTGCTGTCGCCTTACCACAATCATGTACTATTATTAATGGCATTGAGAAATTTACTCCAGATTTATATTTAAGCAAACACTTTACTCTGAGTGCATTAACTAAGAATGGTTCACGTATGCCTAGACCACAACAGGGTTTAACAGAAAATCAAATAGTATGTAATCTTAAAGGTTTATGTGAAAACATATTAGAACCACTTGCTGAATTATATCCAGGTATGGTCATTACATCTGGATTTAGAAGACCTGGTGATGTAAGAGGATCAAGTGCTACATCACAACATTATCTTGGTCAAGCTGCAGATATTGTGATCCCAGGATTTAGTAGAGAACAACACTATGAAGCAGCATGTCAATTAGCTAAGATGGTACCGTATGATCAGATTATATTAGAATATTCTGGTAAAACAACTGTATGGATTCATGTATCATTTAAATATACAGCAAATAGATCTAATGCGTTTACAATGAGGGATCACAAGCGAGCCTCTGGTAATGGTCAGTTTGTATTAATTACATAATGGGATGGAATCCAAGTAATACAACCCTCGGTACTGTTGATGAACGTGATACTTTTAGTTTTACGATTACATATACTGATGATATAACACAGCAGTCAGAAGATGTAACAATAACTGCAAATGATCCGGACCCAGATGTAGTTATTACTGATAATAATATTGCTGGTCAATACGAAGATGTATTTGACCAAACAATTAAATACAGAACA